GTATAAATCTAAAAGGCTCATAACCCATATCAACAATATATTGATGAGGCATATATGATGGAAAGAAAATCATTCTACCAGGTTTTACCTTATAATGTATTTGTGAAGTTGCATAAGTGATATCTGCCTTATTTTTTTCTGGTAATAAATTCATTATATTACCAGGTCTTGGATCTTCAAACATTGGCATAGATGTTTTCTCACTTGCTTTTAAAAAATAAAAACCAGACATATGTCCATTCCAATGGGTATGTAAAGTATGATGACCACCACCTTTTTTAGCAAACTCTTGTACCCACATTTCAGTTATAAAGACTTGATAATTTGTTAAATCAAAACCCATTTCAATTAAAAGATTATGTGCTGTTGCTCCTACATAATTTTGTAACTCTGCAAAATTAGGATCTCCAATTAAACTTGTTGAATGAAATACGTGACCCATATCCCCTTTGTCACCAAACTCTTTATTTCTTTTATCAATCGCTTCTTTTAAATTTTTCTTTGATTGTTCAATATAAGGATCTGATGCTTTATTTAAATCATCTACAAATTTTTCTTGATCTGCATACCATACAGGGCAAGCAAAATATTGTTCTCTTGATAATTGTTTTGGATAACCATCTGCACTACCACAAGAAATTTTATCTAGTTTATTTCTAACTTTTTGTTGTTTAACTTTTGTTTTTTTCTTTTTCATATTTCTCCTATCTAAATGGATATCCTAAATTCCAGATCACCAAACTGTTACGTTCTCCACTTTTAACTGGACAAACTCTATGCCATACAAATGAAGGAAATACAACTAAAGATCCTTTAGGCAATATCTCTTTACATTTAACAATATTAGCTTTTTTATCAGGATCTAAATTTCTAAAATCAAATTCTAATTCACCACCTTTATAATCTTTTGGATCTGATAAAGTAACCGTTACAGATAATTTTCTAATTTTTCCATTAGTTGGATCTTGTGGATTATTTGTCATATAAGGTTTATCCCAAGAATCACAATGCCAGTCATAAAATTGTCCTTTATTATATTTTGTAAATTGACAAGACTCTGACCAGTCCCAATTAAAATTCCAACCTGCACTTTGATTTGCTTGATGAACATACGGTTGTATTTCTTTATAAATCCAACGATCATTCATCCAAACAATATTTGAATTTCTTTTCTTTTTTAAATCTTTAACTTCGTTTTGATTTAATTTCTTTTTTCCAAAACCTCCTGTCACTGCCATTTGGTCTTGTAACTGATGACCATATTTTACAATGTCATCACAAATTCTTTCAGGAATAGCTGATTGAAAATACCAATAATAGTTTGTTAAATTCATTTTTTTATAAAATTAAAATTAATTAAAATTCTTAAATCTGTATCTGTTTGTGTTGTTCCATAATGTTCTACAGAATTATCAAAAATAATCAATGTGTTCTCTTTAGATTTTATTTTTATTTGAGCTCCACCTTCACACATCACAGTTTCACCATTATTAGTATTAATATGTAAAATAGCTCCAAATATATCTCTACCAGTTTCGTCATCTTTATGTTTATTAAAAATTATTTTTTCTTTTTGATTAGGATAACAATTTATTTTCATTCTTGTTATTTCTGACCAAGGTTGAATGTCATATATTTGATGACAGATTGGTTTCAATAATTGAAAATAATTACTATTAATAGTGCTGCTATTAACTACAGAATGAGTAAACATATATTTAGGATTTTTTTCATTATTATCTGTATCACTAAAATTATAATACCAAGGGAAATCAGAACTAGTTAAAGTATTTTGAATTTCAGTAAAATAAGAATTATTTAAAAATGATTTTTTTATATCTACAGTCTTCATACCTTTATAAAGACATACATAACATTTTAAACTAAATAGTCAATGTTCCAGAAACGGTAAATTTAGCTACTTTAGCTCCACAAGGTTGTACGGTTACAGTATTAGCACAAGGAGATGCTGTAAATGTTCCAGGAGCGTGAGCTGAAGGTACTTTAATTAAAACAATACCTGATCCACCATTTCCTGCATTACCTTCAGGACCTGGAGTTGTGTTTCCAGCTTGACCTGCTCCACCGCCTCCACCAGTATTTATTAATCCTGCTTGACCTTCAGTTCTAACTCCACAAACTAGTCCACCACCTCTACCACCACCACCAGGACCACCTGCTTTAGCGGGTGCAGGAGATTGATGTGATCCACCGCCACCACCAGCATAAATTCCAGCTGTTGGTCCGTAAAAAGGTTGAGGAGCGGCTCCAAATGTTGGAGTGACATCTTTACCTGATCCACCTGTACTACCTGGAAAAGGTGAACCTCCTGATCCTGCTCCACCTCCACCTGCACCTTGTCTAGGTCCAGGATCACCAGTTCCACCAGAGTTACCAAATGCAAAAGGTTGTAAAGGTGTTGGAGAACAAGATGATTGAATACTTGACCCACCTGTTGCAGGTCCACCTTCTCCACTTCCACCACCACCAGAACCACCATTTTTAGCAGCACAAGGAACTGAATTACAAAGTGCTCCAAGACCACCTGCAAATGCGGTGTATGTTACACCATCAATTTCAACAACTGAATTACATCCTTTTGCTCCAATAATTGGACCTCCAGCAGGATTTGTTCTACCTCCTGCTCCACCTGCTCCAATAGTAATTGGAAAAGAATTTGTTTCTGAATTACTTATTTGACAAGTAGCTAAAATCATACCTCCAGCTCCACCACCACCAGTAGATGGTGCTGAGTGAGATGTCCCACCTCCGCCAACGACCATAATTTGTGCAGTCATTGGAAATAAAACTTTTGGCCACGTTCCTTGTTGCTGTGCACTAAATTGAGATTGTAAGCTCCACATACCTGAAGCTTTGCTTAATTCTTTTACAATGACTATTCCTGAGCCACCTGAACCTTTTGGACTTCCTGCTGCATCACCAGAACCTCCACCACCTCCAGAGTTTTCTCTACCATTATATGCAGTACCAGCACCTCCAGGAAAAGTTCCAGCAGCACCATTTCCACCACCACCTGTTCCACCAGATCCTGCTTGTAAATTCCAGTTTGTTAAACCCCCTGATCCACCACCACCTGCAAAAATTCCTGAAGCAGTTGCACCTGTACCAGTTACATTTGATAAATAAAAAGGTTGAGGGGCAGTTCCAAAGAAAGGTGTTACGTCAATACCCGCTCCACCATCAGCTGATCCACAACCACCAGGTAAAAATGGAGTTTGTCCATTTTGACCAGCAGCACCAGCACCTCCTCCTCCACCACCAGCACCTGGAGATGTAAATGAACCTCCTGGAAAACCTTCACCACATACACCAGTTCCACCTGCTATAGGTGTGCCTGGAGTTCCACAACCACATATACCAGCTCCACCTCCAGATCCACCTGGAACTCCTATAGCAGGTGATGGATTAGGTGCAGTTCCTTCACCTCCACCACCTCCACCTCCTGTAGTAAAGGTTGAACCAAAATATGTATTATTTCCACTTGCACGAGCTGGAAGTGCTGCTCCACCTCCTCCTATAATAACTGGAACACCACTTGTTGGTATAGGTAAACTACAAAATACTTTTGCTCCACCTGCTCCACCTCCACTAAAAGAACCAGAACCGCCACCTCCAGATACAATTAATACTTGTCCAGCTCTTGTGCCTGGATTAGTTGCAGTAAAAGTTCCTGTGGCTGTAACAGACGTAACTACGCACTTACCAAAACTTGCTTGGTTTGTTTTACCGATTATACCGCCATTGGTTCTGGCCATTTGAGTCTCCTATGCGGACACCCAAGCTGTGCCGTTCCAATCGTATACTGTTGGTGTTTCCGCTGTATCGTCTGATTTAGTTGCTGTCCAACCTTTTGTATTGTCAGCATTATATTTATCTTCATTCCATCTGATAATATATATCCAAACAGATGGATCTGCTCCATCGTTCGTGATTGTTGGGTAAGTGATTGGTGCTTGCCAATCATCATTTGAATCTAATGACCAAGATGCGAAAGGTTGTGGTGATAAAAATTTATCTTTTGTTGAATCATATCTATAACCAATACCTGCATATTGTTTTCTAAAATTATTATTGTAAGAAGTTTGTTTCCAACTTCCTCCTTTGAAAAAGTTAGAGCACCAAGTTTCTCCATCAACGTGCATATCATTGTCACCAAGAATTCCACCGTTAGCAGGAATATCATTTCCTACAACGACAACTCTTTCTACAATTTGATGTGTATCAGAAGTGAAACCTGTTGGGTCTACCTTTGATTTTAGTTCTGCGAAATGTGCCATATTTTTACTCCTTAAATGTTATATTTATATTTTAATTTAATTAAACTGTCAACGTTCCAGATACAGTAAATGTAGCTATTTTACAGCCTCCTGCTGGCGCTGGTAAAGTTGTTATTGTATTAGTTCCTGGTGCCGCTGCTAAACTTCCTGGTGCACAAGCTGCTGGTATTCTAAGTATTACAACACCTGATCCACCTGCTCCACCTGCAACAAAAGGACCACAAGCTGTTGAACTTGCACCACCTCCACCGCCACCTCTATTAACTGTACCAGCACAACCAGCGACATTTGTATTAGATGCTCCACCTGCTCCTCCTGTTCCGCAAGGAGAGGCTGCTCCTGTTGTTTTTGTTGTATAAACTCCACCTCCACCACCTCCTGCATAACTTAAAGAGCATCCAGTAATAGAGTTAGATCTTCCTGCTCCACCTCTTCCACTATTTCCTGATGAAGCATTTTGTCCAGCTTCACTAGCTCCACCGCCACCACCCATACCGTTTTGTGGTGAACAACCAGTTCCGCCAGGAAAACCTTGTACAGGTGCTATAGGAGAACTTACTGAAGGAGTATTTCCTGCACCAAAAGTCCCCGATGGAGCATTACGACCTCCTCCACCTGAACCTCCAGATTGTCCTGAAGTATCACCAGCAGCTGATCCTCCACCTCCTCCACCTGTTGTTTGAATATATCCGACTTTAGATTCATTTCCAGGAATACCAGCATTAGCAGGTCCACCTGCACCACCAGCACCAATTGTAATTGTGTTTGATCCTGGTTGTAAAAATAATTTTGTTCCACCTGGGAAAGATGATCTATAGCCACCTGCACCACCTCCAGCTCCATATGCTTTTCCACCACCTCCACCACCTGCTACTACTAAATAATCAAATGCTACACCACATCCTGAATCTAAAACATTTAAATTTGAAGATACTTTAAATTCTGCAATCATAGTAGAACCATCTGGAGATGTAACGGGTGCACAAGCACTACACGTTGTAAATTTAACTCCCGATGTTGATGGCGCTCTAACGACCACGACACCTGAACCACCATTAGCTCCAGCTAAATTACATCCTGGTGATGGACCACCTGTTCCACCTGCACCACCTCCTGTGTTTGCTGTTCCATTTGCCCCAACTGAAGCAGAAGGTCCTGTTGTTCCAGCTCCTCCACCACCAGCTCCACCAGCTCCACCAGCTCCACCACAATAACCACCACCGCCACCACCTCCAGCGTATGTTGTAGCTGTTCCTGTAATTGTGTTTGGTGCTCCAGCTCCTCCAGCTCCTGCTATATTTCCAGGACCAGGGTTTCCAACAGCAGTAGCTCCACCGCCACCACCACCAGCATTACCCGCGGATCCACCAGAATTACCTTGAGGAGGATTAACAGGAGGTGTATTTCCTGCACCTCCAGGAGTGCTATTACCACCATTACCACCTCCACCAGATCCCCCAGCTGCTCCAGCAGCAGCTGATGGAGAGTGTGAACCTCCACCACCTCCTGCAGAGGTAATGCATTGAAATATTGAAACGCCACCATTAGTGCCTATAGTTCCTGGTGCAGCTCCACCAGCTCCACCAGCTCCAACTGTAATTGTATAACTTCCTAAACCTAATTCTTGTGCTGTTCCTTGTAATGGGCTTGGGCCATATCCTGATGCACGATAACCTCCTGCACCACCGCCACCAGTTCCACCAGGAGATCCATTTGCTTTTGAACCCGATCCACCACCACCAGCAACGACTAAGTAATCTAAATCTACTGTTCTTACAGGCCAAGTGCCTGCTTCTTTTTGTTCTAATACTTCAGCAAGAGACCATCTTCCTGAAGCTTTATTTAATTCTTTTACTGCTACAACTCCTGAACCACCAGCAGATCCTTCTGAGTTACAAGTTCCTGCTCCACCGCCACCTCCAGTATTTGCTACTGCAGGAGTAGCATCAACATATAAAGGACCACCACCTGCTTTTCCTCCACCACCTGCTCCGCATCCACCATAAGCTCCACCTCCACCACCTGCTATTACTCCACAATTTGCTAAACCTGGATAACATCCAGATAAATTTGTTCCTGCTCCACCATCTCCACCAGCATCATTGTAAAAAGGAGCTGGTGAACAACCATTTCCTTTTCCGTCTCCACCTGTTCCACCTGATCCACCACCTGCTCCACCACCTGTTCCAAATCCTCCACGTGAATATCCATATCCACCAGGATTTCCTTGACCACAAATTCCACAACCTCCAAGATTAGGTGTACAAAAACCACCAGAATTACCTCCTCCACCACCACCAGAACCTCCTGGTCTACCTACTTTTTCTGGTGCAGAAGGTACAGAAGAAGCTGCACCACCACCACCTCCACAAGATGTATAAGTTGTTCCACAAACTAATAAAGATGAAACATTTCCATCACTTCCTTGATTAGCAGTACAACCATTAGGAACTGTAGCACCACCGCCACCAATAGTTGCAGTTATAGTTCCTTGAGCATTAATTTCTAAATTTTTTAAACCACCAGCACCTCCACCGCCATAACCTCCACCACCTCCACCACCTCCAGCAACAATAGCTGTTTTAACTACACGAGTTCCTGGTTGAAGTGTTAAGCAGCCTGTAGATGTTTTTATGGTAACTGTGTTCTTACCGAATGATGTTAGGTTGGGAGGTCCTATTATTCCGCCATTTGCCATAGCTGGTTACCTCCTATGCGTCGTCTAATTCTTCGTAAGAAATCGTGATAGTTAAATCGCCGTTAGCACTTGCTCCACCTTCGATGTTATCACCTTCTTCTAAATAGAAACCATTATTTTTATCTATTAAAGATAAGGATGCATCAGCAGGTACAGAGATTGTACTTGCAATTGCAATTGGTGATCCACCTGATTTAGTTATGAACACAGAAGCATCTGCAGCGTTAGTACCATCGATGTTTGCGATTGTGATTGAATTTATTTTTAAAACTTTATCAGCAGCGCATAATAAAAGTTCTGTAGTAAGAGTAGTTGTAAGAGCAGCTTGAACTGTCTTACCATAAATTGATGTTACATTTACTATATTTGGGTTTGCCATAATTATCTCCTTTTATCCGAAAACGATCGCCATTGCAATAGCTTTTCCTGTTGAAATTCCAAATGTTGATGTATCTGTCCACTGCGTATTTCCTGAAGCATCTGTTGTGGTTAAAGCATAATTTGCACCTGCAGCTACTGCCGTAGGTAAAGTTATTGTATAAGAGGCAGAAACTGTTGCTGGAGCATCTAGTCCAACATATTCTCCGCCTGTATTATCTCCTAATCTTAAATCACCTTCTGCAGCAATAAATACGTTTGAGCCATCCCAAGTTAAATTAGCAGATCCTCCAAAAGAACCTGCGTTATTAAATTGAATTTGTGTATTTGAACCTGCTGGAGAAGTTGTTAAAGATATTTCTTCTATGTTAGGATTAGTAGCATCATCTGCTTTAGCTGTAAAAAGTCTCCAATCTTTTTGTGTAGTGGACCAAGTAAAACTATTACCTGTTCCTGAAACATATTTAAATTCTACAGTGAAAGATCCTGTAGTTGCATTTTTAATTGCATAAAAATTTTCTACATCTAATGGAAGTGTTACAGTAATATTTCCTGTAATTGTTCCTGTTAATATAATTACTCTTGCTGCACCATTTGCACCAGTTGCTCCATCTGAAATTGAAAGAGCAGTTGCACCTGTACCATTAACAGTTACTGAAGCATAGCCTCCAGCTATCTGTTCAAATAATTGTAAATTTGTATTTGTCTTAGTTCCCCATGTACCAGCGTTTTCGCCAGTTGCCATTAGTTCTATACCAAGAGGTGTATATGTCGATGCCATAAATTTTTTTCTCCTATGCTGCTACATCTGTATAGCTTGTATTTGAGCCATTTGCAACATTCGAATAGGAAGTATTCGAACCTGTTGATACACCACTATATGATGTATTTGAGCCTGTGTCAACATTCTGATAATGGATAATAAATGGAGGTGTCACCGAAGCTGTAATAGATAAGCCTGTTAAACCAACCACTTGATCTACTGGGTTAAGAGTACCCACTGCAGAACTGAAAGAAACCCCAGTTAAACCCATCACATCTGCAGGGTCTATTGCTCCAACAGAACTAGTGAACTGGATTCCAGTTACAGGAACTGCTACCGATCCTGTTCCAACTAATATACCTAAATTAGATTCTATTTCTAAACCAGATAATGTGACATCTTCATTTGGTACGATTACACTTCCAATATTAAAGCTTGCAGCAATACCTGTTAGCTCAACTAGAGTAATAGTATCAACAGTAATAGTTCCTTGAGCTGAAGTAATTTCAAAACCAGTAATGGCTACATCTTCATTTGGTACTACCACTGTACCTTGAGCTGATGTAATTTGTTGACCTGTTAAACCTAGTACTTGGTCTGCTGGATCTAGTACACCAACTGCAGTTGCAATTTCTTGTCCTGTGATAGTTGGAGTAACAGCAATTTCTGTTGTAATAGTTCCTTGTGCAGAAGTAATTTCTTCTCCTGTCAAAGAAGTTGTTACATCAATAACATTAGTAATTGAATCTATAG